CGTAAGGGTAACAAGCGCGTTATCCTTGCGGCTCCTTGCAGTTTTGGTAAGACCATTACTTCTGTTGCGATTGCTCAGTCTGCGGTTGCAAAAGGTAAGCGTGTTCTTTTCATTTGTGACCGTATTAAGCTGGTAGAGCAAGCGTTGGAGGCATATGACAAGCATGGGCTGCACGTTGGCGTTTTGCAGGGTCAGCACTGGCGTATTGATTACACTGCACCGATTCAAATCGCTTCGGTTCAGACTCTGGCCCGGAGGCAGGAGTGGCCTCACATTGACCTGATTGTCATTGATGAAGCGCACACCATTTATAAAAGCGTAGAAAAGCAGCTTGAAAGGTGGGATAACTTGCCAGTTATAGGACTTACGGCTACACCCTACAGCAAGGGTCTAGGAAAGGTATTTGACTCGCTAGTGGTGCCAATTACGACCCGTGAGTTGATAAAAAAAGGATGGCTGTGTCCTACCGAGTATTACGTGGGTAGTTCGGTAGATACTACGGGCGTTTCGATGAAAGCTGTAAGCACTGGCGGCTCTGACTACGACCCGGAGGAGCTTGGAGAGAAAATGCTGGAGGGTAATCTTACTGGGGACATCGTTGAGAATTACCGCAAGCACAGTAACAATTTGACTCGTAGGGCTATAGCCTTTTGTCCGTCGATAGAATACTCAAAAAACTTGGTGGATCGTCTCAATGATGCTGGTATCCCGGCAGCACACATAGATGGGTATACGCCTGATGACGAGAGAGCATTGCTCTACGCGGATCACCGGGAGGGTATCACTAAAGTCTTATCGTGTAGCAAGCTTTTGGGGGTCGGATATGATGATCCGGGAGTGGAAATTCTCATTGACTGCTTTAAAACCAAATCTGCACTTAATTTTGTGCAAAGAGCCGGCCGTATATGGCGTATTTGTGAAGGTAAGGAAAAGGCCACGTATCTCGATCACAGCGGTAATTTATTAGTACACGGCTATCCTGAAGATATTGTACCAACTCACCTTGACGATGGCGAAAAAAGGTATCAGGAAAAGACACTGTTGAAAAAAGACACTGAGCTTTTGGAGCACGTATGCCCTGAGTGCACATCGTTGTTTAAGGGACGTAGATGCGATTGTGGCTACGTTCTCCCCGGCGATGCAAAGATACTCAAGGACGATGGAACTGAGCTTGTATTGGCTGATGGAGAGACTCTGGTCCAAATGAAACAGCGTTGGTTCTCAGAGCTGCTAGAATACGCCCACGACAAAGGTTTTAACACGGGATGGGTATCGCATAAGTACCGTCAAAAATTTGGCGTTTGGCCTCGGAATGTTGACAGGGTGCCAGAGCTATGCCAAAGCGCAGATGTGTTGGGATTTATAAAAAGCCAGCGTATAGCGTGGGCTAGATCACCAAGGAGGACAAGTCATGCTAGACGAGATATTGCCTCATCTTGATAAGGTCCGGGGCCGTGATAACAACTATACTGCTTGTTGTCCGGTTCACGGAGAAAAGAATCCCTCCATGAGCCTCACAGAAAAAGACGGTAAAGTTTTAATTAATTGCTTTGCCTGTGGTGCAAATGGGTTGGATGTAGTCACTGAGCTCGGTCTATCGCCAAGCTTATTATTTCGTGATAAACTTGTAAAACAAGATAACTACTTGTTAAACAAGACAAAGTACGAAGATGAGATGTATGTATTGATTTATGATTCGGCAGTGGCGCGAGGTGAAAGGCCGAGGGCTGGTGATCTAAAGCAGTACAAGGTAGCAACTAAGCGTAATGAACAGAGAAGTAAACTTAATTTATAAAGGGGAAATATTATGAGAGTACAAACATCTTCCAATTACGATGCTTTTAAAATACTGGCAGGGAACAGAATCATCCGTCCAAGCCATGTTGCTAGAATTAAAAAAAGTATGCAGGAGTGCTTTATCCCGGTGCCAATCATTGTTAATGAGCACAAGTTCATTATTGATGGGCAGCATAGGGCTGAGGCTTGTAAGGAGCTCAAGATACCGTTTAAATTTATACAGATTGAGGGGCTTGGTTTAAAAGATGTACAAAGGTTAAATTCTGACAGTAAAAGTTGGTCTCTTGATGATTATATGGAAAGTTATTGTAATTTAGGCAAGCCAAGCTATGAGACTTATAAAAGCTTTAAGCAAAGATTTAAGTTTCAGCATGAGCCTAATTTTGCAATGTTAAAAGATTACGCTGCAAATTCTGACATTTGGAGAAAACATTTTAGGGATGGGGTTTTTACAATAAATGATCAAGAATTAGAGTTTGCAACAAAAAGTGCTTATAAAATTAAGCAAATGTCTAAGTTTTTTGAAAAACCTGTTTATGGGACAAGAAAAAGCTTTGTCCGGGCTTGCGTTATAGCTTTTAGAAAAAAAGAGTATGATCACAAGCAAATGATCCATAAATTGACCATAAGTAAGCGAGAACTAAAAGATCATCACAATCGACAAGACTGTACGCGAATGCTAGAAGATGTATACTTTTACAAAGTGCGTGAACAGGATCATTTTAGGCTGGACTAATGTTTAAGGATTTCATGCCGACAATTCACAGGGCCGCTGACGAGTTAAGTCTCGGCCTTGATAATGTTGATCAAAAGCAGGTTAAGGAGACGTATAATCTGCTGATAGCTTTGAACATTGAATTTTATTCTAGTTACCTAAAGCACTACACTGAGCACCTAATGTTGGATAAGGATAAGCAAGATGGGTAGACCAGAACGAGTGTTTACAGACGAAGAGATAAAAGAGATCAAAGAATTAGCACCGGCATTAACTCAAGAACAGTTAGCGGTCTATTTTGATATATCTATCAGAAACTTACGAGACATCTTAAAAAGAGATGACCGAGTTTTTGCCGCCTATACGAAGAGTCGATACAAGGAAGGTGTGCTTGCTGCTAAGACGCTCAGAGACAAAGCTATCATTGATAAAGATTTTCCAAGTCTGAAGCTTTATCTAAGTCAGACGCTTGGCTGGACAGAGAAGAGCAGGACCGAGCACGTTGGAGATGGAGGAGGACCAGTAGAGATAGATCAGCACTGGATCGTTGAGCTCGTTGCACCGGGAGAAGATTAATGCCATTGAGGAAGGGTAGAAGCAAAGAAGTCATTGCGGCTAATATACAGAAAGAGATAGCCGCTGGTAAGAAGCCTAAGCAAGCTCAGGCAATAGCCTTGAGTAAGGCCGGTAAGAAAAAGAAGCACACCTACGAATGAGCAGTAAAGAGATACAGGTCGGTGGATCTCATTACAAAGATATGGCTATACAGCCTATCGATTACATCATGCGTAACCGGCTAGACTATTGTGAGGGCAACATCGTCAAGTATGTGTCCCGGTACCGCTATAAGAATGGTATCGAGGACTTACGCAAGGCCCGTCACTACATAGATATGCTCATCGAGTCGGTCAATGAAGTCGAGGAGTGAGCTCCCACGAATCCAGATCCCTGAGAAGATGGGACGGTTCATCAATAACCCTAAGAGATACAAGATCGTTTACGGTGGCCGAGGTTCCGGCAAAAGCCAAACGATTGCCAGTCTATGTCTTATGGACGCATCTCACGGCGTTAGGACACTAGCCTGTCGTGAGTTCCAAAACAGTGTAGATGATTCGGTACACGCTCTGTTAGCCGGCCAGATAGAGTCTCTCAGCATGAAGGGCTTTCAAGTACAAAACTCTCAAATATTGTTTCACGGGGAACCTTGCTTTAAGTTCCGGGGCCTAGCCAGAAACCCTGAAGCAATCAAGTCTATGCACACGGGTGAAGGAGGATTCAATCGGTTCTGGGTCGAAGAGGCACAGACCATATCCGAGGCATCTCTCAAAGCATTGACACCTACCCTGCGGTCTGAGGGCTCAGAGATATGGATGTCAGGCAATCCGCGCAGTTCAATGGACCCGTTCAGTCAGAGATTCATTAAGCCATTTGAGGAGCATCTTAACCGGGACGGTTTTTACGAAGATGATTTGCACTTAATCGTCAAGATGAACTACACAGACAACAAGTGGTTCCCATCGGTTTTAGAAGCAGAAAGGTTATATGACCTTCAGAATACTAGTAGGGCTATGTATGACCATATCTGGATGGGGCATCATCTCGATAGCGTTATGGATGCCATCATTGAGCCGGAGTGGTTTGACGCAGCAATAGACGCGCACGTTAAGCTAGGCTTCAAGGCTGAGGGCGTTGTAATAGCCGCACATGATCCCAGTGATGAGGGAGGAGACTCAAAAGGTCTAGCCGTAAGGCATGGCAATGTTGTGATAGATGTATGCGAGAAGGTCACAGGAGACAGCAACGAGGGCATGGATTGGGCTATAGACAAGGCCCTGCAACACCAAGCTGATTGGTTTGTGTGGGACTCAGACGGTCTGGGTGTGTCTTTGAAACGGCAGGTCGATAGCGCATTAGCAGAAAAGAAGGTCGATTACTTTATGTTCAAAGGGTCCGAGGGCGTAGAAGATCCAGAGCTCCCGTACACCGAGGGAGGCAAAGAACGATCAAAGATTAACCGGGAGACATTCCTAAACAAAAGAGCACAATACTGGTGGAGGCTTCGGGATAGGTTTGAGGCAACATACCGCGCTGTAGAAAAAAACCAATATATAGACCCGGACCTGTTGATTAGTTTATCATCTGGTATTGACAACCTTGAACAATTACGATCTGAGGTGTGCAGAATCCCACTAAAACGAAATAATTCTGGTAAAATACAAATACTGTCGAAGGTAGAGATGGCAAAGAAGCCATATCAGATACCTTCTCCGAATATGGGCGATGCTTTAATGATGGCTATGTACCGTCCTAAAACACTTAAAAAGCAAGCAATACACATTGACTTTGCTGGATGGGCTCAATAATGGCTAAATACGAAGATGG